TAAGATATTCACTCGTATAGTAGTAATCGAGAGCCAAGCGCACAACACTCCCGTCACTCCGTATTTTTTCGCTAATTCTGCTAATTCTGTCATTGTTTAGATTGGTTTCAGCTAGTAAAGTTAGTAAAATGTACGTGAATTCTTGAACTTATCTGAAACCTTGCATTTTAAAACGGCTTTTCTACTGAAATCTTTGTACTCAACAGCTGGACTTTCGGAAACAATAACGGGCAAATCTAAATATCTGTACGAATGATTGTGAGCGTTATAATCTGAAATAAACAACTCATTCTCTGAGATTAAAAATAACTCTAATAACGGGCGCAAAATACATTCGTCTTCGGGATCGGTTATAATTTCGTAATCGTTTAGATTTTCCCGAATAACCCGTTTCATTTCCCTATTATCGTAAATAATATTATCAATTTCCATATTCGGTTGGCGATTTCCAATGTAACCGTAAAATCTATGTGTGCTTTCAACGTTACTATTTGTAAAATCTATACCGTCAATCATTTGTTTACCATTAAAAATAGCACGTACACGAGCCGTTTTAAGAGCGTTATGAATGCTGTAAGGTAAAAGTTTATAATCACCCCATAAAAGTTGTCCTGAAACGCCCGAAATACTATAAGAAATTGCTAACGTATAGTTGCCTTGTCCGTATGTAGTTAGAATTTGTCCCCAATCACACGTTGCGTAATACGCATTTGGTTCATTTGGAAAAGCAGTTGTAGTAAAAGAATCAATAACAGCACCCGAACAGTCTAAAATATCAAAACTAACCGAATCTAAAGCATCGGATAATTTCATCCAAAAAGACGTTGTGTCATTTTCCCAACTTTTGCCATTACTACCCAATACAAGGGCAACACAACAACATTCAGTCAATCCTCTGTACTGTTCTACAAATGATTGAGGTAATTTTATTGATTTATAATTTCTTAAAATACGGTCTTCAATGCCACAATCAGGACAAATCGTTCCAACTGAAGCCATCGTCCAATGAAATAAACTAATATTCCAAGTTCCTATAGGACAAGGGGACGTTGTTAAAAGCTCCGCAATAGGACCTTGCAATGCACCCTCACATATCCATTTTGTACCATCAAAATAAATAGAATACAGCTGTAAATCAAAGCCTATATCATCCGTAAACTCGTAGACGTTTTCACCGTTAATTACTTCTCCAGTAGGTTGCAAATCGTACACAAATGGCGTAGTATCTTCAAGCGTGAAAGTAATTCCACAAGAACAATCATCACAAGCGGATGTAACTAATGTAATAAACACCTCTGTTAGCCAAGTATCTGTAAAATCAGGACAATCAATAAATCCATCTTTAATGAATGCTAATTGTGTACCTCCTAAAGTGTACGAAAATTCCCATTGTCCTAAATTCCAAAACAGAAAATAAGTACTAAAAGCATCCGTCCAAGTGTAGTAATTTGCCCCGTTAAACGTTCCTGAAGCGTTAACCTCAATTGTATTTAAAGCAACGTCACCGTTTGAATAAGTTATTTTTACGCAATCACACATTATCAAATAAATTAGTTGTTTCTTTTGGTAAATATTCTATCAATGGCAAATCTTTAACCCACATAAACTGCTCAACAGTACAGAACTCCATCTCTTCAATTGAGATTATCCAGTTGTCTAAGTTGTCTTGAATTGGGTTAAAATAGCTATCTTCATCAAATAGTTGTCCTATTAATTCGTCTTTTTGTATATCTGTTAAAAGACCAACAAAGGTTAATTTCTGTTCGGGTGTTAATTGTGCTACTATCATACGTTACGAGATAAAGAAGTTTGAAAAGTTTGTACAGCCGTATTTAAATTTGAAGATTCAGTATCTGAAAGACCATCACCAATAGAGGTAAATGCTACTTGTCTTGCTGAAAATAGACTTGGTATATTGATTGCATTGTTATAAGCTGATATAGAAAGAAATGCTAAATTATTAACAGAAGATGTAGTTGCTATTTCGTTTAATTTTATTCCATTTTTCCAACCACTTGAAGTATTTAAAGCGTTTCTATTTGCTTGATAAAAGCCTAAAGAATTAGCTACTACTGCACTTGTATATGGAGGACCAATAACGCTATTTACTAACAAATACGCTTTACCATCAGGGTGTCTTGTGTGTAAAGTTTGTTGTGAAGTATTACAATCAGCACCTATCTCAACACTTGTACTTGCTAAATTTGTTCTTGAATAAAATGAATAATGTGCGTTGTCTTTATTTATGAAATTAGCTTGACTTTTAAAATATGTATTTGCCCACGCATTAGTACCATTTGGCAATGCGCCATTATTTGAATGTGTCCATCCTCCGTTAAACACCAACCTAAATGCAGCATCTGTGTCTAGTGGATTTTTCAAGTTATATTTATGAGTTGTTGCCGTACCACCAACAAATGGATATAAGGCTTTCATTTTAGTCCAAATAGAATAACCTTTTAAATCTATTACAAGTTGATTAATAGCATTCTTTTGAGTTAAATCAGTTATTCCAGTAGCCGTTATAAATGCTTGAGCATCGGCATCGTATGCCGGTGCTTTTGGCATTAAAGAAATTATTTTGTAGTAACTCATTTTACGCTTGTGTTGTTACTCCGACAACATCAAATAAATCATCTGTCGCGTTATAAATAAGACCTAGATAAGTTGTTTTACTTACAACCGTTGTTGTTGGTAAAGTAACTCCTATTGCTCTATACTTCGTTCCGTATGCAATGCTTCGAGCCGTTCCATTGTCTTTAATACGAATGATTAAATCCTTTCCCTCGTCAAATGTTCCCGTTGGATTTGCTAAAGTTAAGCCAACAGCTTGAGCCGTAATCTTAACTAAGTCATTTAAATTTGTAGGTGTTACAGTTGCTGAACTAACTACCGATTGAACTCTAGGTGCATATTCCGCTTTACTATTAAATGTTGACCAATTTGCCGAGCTTAAAGCTCCTCTATTCGTTGCACTTGCTGTTGGTAAATTGAAAGTATGCGTATCTGTTGCCGAGTTAATTGCAAAATCAGTTCCTGACGTTCCAACAGCCAAATATTGCGTTTGATTAGTCAGTCCATTAATCGAAGATAAACCACTTGAAAACGTAGTTATAACTTGACAAAGATGCGAATTCTGCGTGTGGTTAATTATTGTTCGCCCCAAAACAGAATCGACAATATAAACACGAATTGCTAATCTGTCACCAACAGCCAAAGGCGTAAAAGGTACTGCAAGACTAGACAAATATAAATCAATAGACGTTCCACTTGTTATAGGTTCAGGAGCTAAAGAATTATTCGCTATCGTTGTGAATATACCACCACTATATTTAAGCAATTCAACGTAAAATTTAGGCACTCCACCGCCTGAACTAGCACTAAAAAACATTTCAAAGTTCCAATTTCCTGATGGAATTTCCGTAACATTTGGGTCGCCAACATCTGTAAGCCATTGCGAGATTAAACCATTTCCCGCCAAAGAGAAATCAACTCCCGTTCCAATTACAGCCGTTTTACTCATTTGATAATAAGTAGCTACACTTGCAGCCGTACCACCGTTTAGATAATAATTAACGTTATTTCCACCACCGCTTGAAGTTGGGAAAGTTGCAAGTGTTCCATCACCTCGAATGTATTGATTAGCAAGTCCAGCAGCCGTTAAAGTAAGCGTTCCCGTTCCGTCGGTTGGACTTCCGCCCACAATAAACGCACTCGGAGCGGTTAAACTTATCGCAATTCCTGACAACATCGCAGCCTTGATTGTTGAGCCTAATATCTTCGCTGTTTGATAAACGGAACCGTCCCAATAATCAATATCGTAATAGTCATCATCACCGTAAACAAAACGTTCTAAAGGATATTCGTGTATTTTTTGATTTGCCATAGTTAAGAAATAATTTTATTTTCGTCTGCTGTTGTTAATTTTTGTTGATCCGTTGTCATAACTTTGAACACTGGGCTTTCAACTTGACAACCTTTGATTTTAGTAGTAAATTTCACACCGTTTGAAAGGTTAATTAAATCGGGGTTGAAAAAGCATTCCAATTTAGCTTGTGTCGTAGTCGGAAAAGTAAGTTTACAACCTAACTCCCCAACTAATGGAGTTAATGGATTTGAGGGGTTATAATCGTAGTTAATAACCGTACTAGATAAAAATCTAGGATTGCTTTCTGTTGGCTCAACAGTAATTTGTCCCCAAACAGTCGCATCGTCCCAAACAAAACCATTTAAAAGCGTATGCGTTCCGATTACTCGCATTAATTGACCCTCTGTAACTATTCCAACATTTGTGTTTGTTGAATCAATATACAATTCAATTGTTTGAACAATGTCAGCGTTTGAATCATAGCCTTTATCCCTTACAACATCGGTAAAAATATAGCCTAATCCGTCTTTTACAAGTTCAATATTTAGTCTTATTTCCCAATCTCCTAAATCATTGTAATTAAACCAGTTTTTAGTCTGCTCATTTGGATAAAAATCAGCGTCTGCATTCAATTGTTGTAGCCAATATTCCCAACGTAACAAGAATGGGAAATAAACCTTTATTCCGTACTCAGTTAAAGTGTCGATTGACGGCTCCAATATCAAACTCGCAACCCTTTTTTCACTTGTTGTTGGTAAAGTGTTCTGTACCGTTTGCGTTTGATTAAGAATATAAATACCACCCACTTGCGGAACAGTTGAAATGTTGAAAAATACGTTGTTTAAATCAAAACTTTCTAACGTAGTTGTATTGAATGCTTCTATTTTGTACGTTATTGACTCGTATTCCGCACCCTTTTCGAGTAGAAATTTACCACAAAATGCAAGGTCATCCTCCGAGTTTGCCTCGTAACCATCATGCGTATAAAGTGACTCAGTTGTATTATCTGAATGGTCAATAAATATGTTTTGTTCTGGAATCAATGGACCACCAACGGGAGGTGATTTCGTTAATTGGTCATCAAATACTAATAAATTAAGATTACCGAATTTCACCCATAATTTAAACAATTTGTCGCCAATCTCCAAAGAGTCCATAAAAGTGGTGAAAAGACTCAATGGAGTAAACGTTAAATTTAAAGTGTTTACCGTTCCAACCGTTGTAATTGAGTTTAATTTTAGGTTATACTTTGCTCCAAATTCATTGATATAAGATGGATAAGGAACGCCAATTGTCGGTATTGTAGACTCAATTATCATAGCTAAATTAGACTGTGAATAAGGTCTATTTTTATAATACGCTGTATCAGTTGATTGATACGCACTACCAATTGCATAATCAACACTTGCCGAATCAATAATTACATCAAATGTGCTAGGTGTTGCGTAATCTAATTCATTAACGCCTTGAATCAATACAGCATCAACAACGCCTGTATTATAAGGTTGGTCGAAATAGCCCGTATCGCCCGAATTATTTAAAATGCTTATTGTCTTTGCATACGGCTCACCTTCCAAACTTGCCCACTCAAATTTAAGATAGGTTTTTAAGCATTCAGATGTGACAAAATTAGACGGATCATAAATACCACTATTAATGTACTTTATGTTTAGATTAAACGCCCAAACGCCAGTTGAATAATCTGCTAATCTTTCAAGCGTACACGCTTTAAGAAATTGCCCTGATTGATTAACTAGAATAACGCCCGTTACAACGTCCCCTACAATCATCAAATCTGTTTCATTAAATCTCGCTCTTGTACTTTCACCATCAATTAATGAAAACGGCAATCCAACAGTTGAATTTAAACAATGATTTAATAGAACATCTAAGGTCGCGCGTGTTCGGCTTGAAACAGTAATAGTTACAAATTGCTGAGCTGTATTATCATACCAATAAGGAGTCGAACTTAACTCACAAGTCGTTGCATCAACAAACATTATAGTAGCTGTAAACGTGTTAAAAAGTATCCCGTTCACATCATAAACAATAACCGTTACAGTGTCACCAATACGAAACCCCTCTTCAATCCAACTTTGAGAAGTAGAAGTAATTTGAGAGGTCGTCCAATCCAAAAACATCGGATTTGTAAGCGAAGTAAATCGAATAGATGAATGTAACTGTACGTCCAAGTTCATCGGGTCTCCTACATTCGTCTTATAATAGGTTAAAGACGTTCCGAATATGTCAGTAAATTGCTTGTTATTTATTTGTACTGGCATACCTTTTTATTTATTTCGTTTATTGCTAAAATATCACCGTTTTTCACAGCGTTTAGAATGTTATTTATGTCCGTTTGCATCGGTAAAACTTCCTTCAATTGCTCCTGATTTAAAGACTTCATTAAATCGGAATTTATTTTCAGCAATTTATTGAATTGTTGCTCCAATGTTTCCGTTATTTCCTTAATATTTTCAGTCATTACTCATTTATTATTAAAGTTGAAACCTTACCATTTGCGAAATTGTCAGGAATTCTATACGTTAAAGTCGCTAAACTTTTCTCGTCAATCCACTCTAATCTCAGAATCTCACAATTAACCCCGTCAACCTCAATCCAATTATTATTTAGCAAAGTTACGAAATCCTCTTCCATTATTCGCAAACGAACATCACTTTTAATTTTCCAACTGTTTAAAGCAATCTGATTTATGTAGTGATAATTTGCCCAAAGTCCTTTTGCGCTCACTATATCCTTGAAATTTGCGGGTTGTTTTCCGTTAATTGTGTAAAGTAATTTTGTAACTGCAAAGAAATTTTGACTAATCACCAGGACACCAACTCTCGCATCAATTTTAGCCACTAGATTTGTCCCGCCTCCAAACAATCCCGTAATTGCATCAATTACTCCAAACAATCCTTTAGCAATTAATTCAAGCCAATTAAGACCGTCTTTTCGTTGACCTAAGGCAAATGGAGGGGCAACGTCATTAAGTCCTTTAATCGTTACCAAATCCGCATTTAAAACGTTTACGGCTTCGCTTGAATATTCAGCATCATGAATATCGTATAATTCATCCATTGTATTCAAATCCATTTGATCCAATTGATAATGGATATAGTATCTTTTCCAAACGTCCTCAGGGTTGTAGCTATATTCGTCTTGACGGTCTGCCTGAATAACCATAGCGGGAATAATATTATTAATAGCTACATCATTCCAATAGTCTCTACGCTCAATTTGAACAACTCCATTGATAACCTTTGTCCTTGCGTTAAAAGTATCCTCAACCGCCTTAATTAGACTTCCTAATGTGCTAACTGTGTCGCTTGAACTAGGAACGCCCTTGTTAAAAGGCGAAATTAAATCGTCAGGAATGAATTTAAAAATACCTTTTCGTCCTCTAACCAATGGAACGGGCAAAACTGTCCAATTTTCAGCTGTTAAAAGTGTTGAATCGAGTGTAAAGCCTAAATAATTACAGCCTTTTTCAATCAAATCCTTTACATTACATCCTAATAAATTCCGAACTTTTGGGAATATAAGACTAAATAATTTAACCGCCATTTCAGTAATCGCAATTAAAAGACTTGCAACATAAATGACTTGAATTGTAATATTTAAAAAATACTGAAGAATTGGTCCTATATTTATGACTGGCCCCGTTGCTCCAATACTAGGTGTGAACGCTGCTGTTCCCTCACTAATCGTATTTGCTAGGTCTTTAATAGCTTGTATTGACGCTTGAGTCATGTTAAATAACGCAATAGACAACATAATTGCTAGTTCCGCTTGGTTATCTTTTACGATTAAATAAGGTACTTTGAACGTTGGAAAAACAACTCCCTTTGCTAGTAGTAATTCAAAGGATGTACCGTTTGCATTATCAAAAAAGTTGTCGTTTGCTCTTCGTCTTTTTATCTTCAACTCACATTCATAGGAACGAAATACGGGCGCACTCGTCAGGTCAACATAATAATCAAGACTAATTCCGTTTGCCATTTGAACTCTATACGGAATCCCCTCAAATAAACCAATTGTGTTTATGTGATTTTTGACAATATCATATGCTTCACGTGGCAAAATTATAGTGTCAACATTTACCTTTAAAACTTCGGGGTTATCTGTGAAATCTGAAACCACTCCGATTACCTCCCTATTTCTAGGCGTTATTTCAATCTCATTCAAAAAGTGTCTCATCTTCTAACTTTATAACGGTTGTAAGTTGTTGTATTTCCTTGCTTTGTACTCTTGACAATCTCCATAACTGACTGAGTAATTTCGCCTATTCCAATATTAGTTTCAGGCTTTTGTTTTATTGCGCTTGTCAACTCATCCAATTTACCCACCAATATTGCCGTATCAAATGCGCTCCCAACCTGACTATTTGAACGTATTATTTTACCATTTTGGTATTCACTCGCCATCTTTGCTAAGGCTTCATTTGATAACCCCCCAATTTGTTCGTTTAAACTCTTAGGAATTACTCGCTCATTCGGATGTAATACAGCGTGAAATCCGCCTTTTCCGTCAATTCCGTTACCGTTATTGCCCGTGTTTTCTGTTCCGTCAAAGAACGTTGGTAAACTAGCAATAAATTGTTGTAAAAGCATTGTGTCCTTAATCGTATCCATTAATGGGTGTTCACTACCTCCAGCAACCTTTGAATTGTAAGTTGAATAAACGCTTTCTGCTAATTTGATCCGTTGTTGACGTTTCATCTCTTTATCTTTTCGGGCGTTTGCCTCGTTTATTATTCGTTGCTGTTCTGCTAAGGATTCTTGAGCGTTAATATTTCCGTTGGCTGCTAATGTTTGTAGCAATGTGTATTGGCTTTGTGCCTTAGCAATTTCAATATCCATTTGAGCAATTTTCTTTTCCGAGTTTTTAATGAAAAAATCTGTTGTGGCTTTGATAAATTCCTCTTGTGTTTTTAAACGTTTTTCTAAACTTGCCTTTTCTGCTCCCTCAATTTTACCATTTCCTAAATTAATTATATCTAATTCAGCTTGTTTTTCTAATTGCGTTCGCTTGTTTACATCGTCAGTTTTTGCAAGGTCAAGTTGTAATTGCGCTTTAATTTGCGCCTCTTTTAATTTTCTTAAATCCTCTTCAGCTTTAATAATGTCTTTTGTTTTTCCCGACTGATTAGCTTTTGCCAATGCAATTTCTCCCTCAGTAACTGCAATTTCCGAAGATAAAACAGCTCTTTCCTCATCTAATAAAAGTATTCGTTCTAATTCGGCTGTGTCAAATAATGATTTTCTAGCTTCATTTTCACGCTCTAATAATTGGATATTTGTTTCTAATGCCTTACTATTATCAGTTGTTGCTTTTGTTGCTCCATTAACTACTGGAATATATTTATCAGCTGTTTCTTGAGTTAAAAATAATTGAGACGCTCCGTAACCTTCTAGTCTTTTTTGAGCGTTTGCCATTTCTTTATTTAAAGCCTCTAATTCTGCTTTATTCTTTTCTAACCCTGACGAATCAAAGGCTTGTTCTTGTGAAATCCCCGTTTTTAATAAACGTTGATATTCCATATTAATACTAAATTGGTCTTTTTGTTTTTGATTTATCTTAGCTTGTAGTTCATCTTGTTTCTGCAAATTTAAAGTAATAAACTTTTCATTTTTTTGCATTTGATATTTTTGCCTTTGGAATGAAATATAATCTTTAATTGCCAAATTTAATTGAGCCTGAAAAGCCGTTTCGCTACTAAGATTTTGTAACGTTGTTCCATATTGAGCGTTAATTTGTTTAATTAAACCATTTCTTTCCTTACTATTTTCATTCGTTTTTTTCAATTGTATTATTAACCCTACAAATTCAGCGCTTTCCTGAGCTATTGTTTCTCTAGCTCTTATTGTTTCCTCATTTGCTCTTTTTTCCGCTTCCTCACGTTTCTTCGTTGCCTTTTCAGCCTCTTCATTTCCACTAACTAAACTGTAAATACCATAAGCCAACGCAGCAATTCCCGCAATAATTGCAATAATAGGGAGGGCTTTCATTGCCTTACCTAATCCATTTGTAGCAACAGTCGCTCCAACAGTTGCAGTCGTTTGAACTTCCGTAACCGTTGTATCAACAACCTTTGCAGTTGTAAATATTCCTAACTTTGACGCTGCTGCAATAAATGACGCTTTAATTTCTGTCATTGTATCGCCTAATGCACCTAAACTCGTCAGGGCTTCACTCATTGCGGCTAATTGTTGTAGTTTCAACATGGCTTGCATTGCACCCTCCGATTCAATCCCAAACAATCCCATTGCTCCAGTCATTCCAGCAAAGGCATCAATACCAACTTTCCCAGCTTTTGCAATTCCTGTTCCTAAATTCTCAACAGCACTACCAGCGGTTGATTTAATAACGGCATTTGTGTCCATTATTTTGTCCTTTAGCTCTCCAGCGTCAATTGTCATTTGCTTAAAACGTGGATCGGTTGACTCCATATTTTGAAGGGCAACAGTCATTTCACGCAATTGTTGTTTTAATCCTTTTGTAGCACCCTCGTAATTCCCTACATTTCGGAAATTGTCTCCAACAGTTTTATCAATTTGCTTTAATTCAGCATCTCCAGCCTGAGCCGCAATAGTTACCTCTCTAAATTGTTGCTCCAATTGAGCGTATGCAGCCGTTCCACTTTTACCCGCCTTTTCAGACGCTAATAATTGCGCTCCTAATTCCTTAGATTGGTTTTTTAAGTCTCTAGTTGTTGCAGCAAGTTGTTTATAAGTGTCCAGCTGAACTTTTGACGCTTCCGTTGTTTTCTTTAAAGCGGCTGCATTAGCTTGTTCAATTTTTGCCTTTTGTTGTGCTGTTCTAATTTCTTCTTGAACTAACTTTTGTTTCTTTATTTCAATATCAATAAGCGCTTTATCAGCCGCAATAACGTCTTTTGTCGCTTGTGCTAGTACTTTATCAATTTGAATCGACTTATTTTTAGCATCATTTGCTTTTTGAGTTGCAGCAACAAAATTGTTTATTCCTTTCGTATTCCCAAAATCAGCTCCTGACAAATCCTTTTTGATATTTGCCCCCATTTTTTTAACCTCCGCATCAATTTCTTGAAACGTTAAAATGGTTTTTTCCGCTGAATTTCTTATTCCTAAAAAGATGTCTTCCTCTGCAAATATATCACTTGCGCTTATTTTCTTTGCCATATTCGTTCATTAAATTAAAATATTCCTTTGTACTAATTTCCTTTGCATTAACCCAACTCCCCAACCATTTACTTAAATGGATTAAAGACTGTTCAATTGTCATTCCGTTACCTCCATTCACCATCATAGCGTCTAAATTTGCTATTTGCATTTCTATTTCAGTTAGTTTAAAACGTTCCCTTGTCAAAATATAATCAACTTCCAACAACGCTTTTTTCTTCATAGCGTTAAGCAGCTTTTTATAGACTTCGTTCAATCCATATTCTGCAATATAACTGTCATAAATTCTTTCCCATGCTTCAATATCTTCTTGTTCTGTGCCTTTTTTATCCTTTCTAACGAACGTTAAATCATTAGACGTACATTTTATCCAATTAAATAAAGGGAGCTCCTCAATCCCCTCGTAATAATCGAAGTGTTGTTTCGTAATATTTGTCTTTGACTTTCTTAATAAGTTTGATTTTACTCTCATCAGTAAGCCCCAAAATTTTGTCCGTAAATCTTTCCAATAAGTCCGTTCCGTCATCTTTTAATCCGTCTGCGTTTATAACTATGCCATCAGGCAATACTTGAAGCATAAAACTACGGTAAAAATCACCCGTATCAAAAAGCGTGTAATGACTTCCCGCCACTTTTGTTGGATTATATTCCATTTCCGTAATGATTGAATAAGTACCAATAACCTTGTCATCTTCGTTTACCCCTTGCTCGAATAATTGGTCAATACGAATGAAATCTAGTACTTCAGTTTTGAATTTAGTGTCATAAAAGACGTAAAACCATATCTCTTTTTGTGAAATATGTATTGTTCGTTCCATTAAATCCCCTAAAACTGTGTCCATTAGTCCCATGATTACAAAGTTACAACAAAAAAGGGAATGAACTTAATCACTCCCTTTTAGATTTTTGCGTTAATATTACTTTGTTGAACGCTTTTTAAGACCTTTATTCGCTAAGTCAAACGCTTTCTTTACCACCAATGGGTTAACGTGCTTAAACAATAACTGTGCGTCTTTTAGCGATTTGTCAGTCAAATGAATGACCGCAAATTGAATATGACCAACCTGAACGTACATTATACAGCAACATAAGTTAACTCACCATCAAATCCTGACTTCACAATTGATAAAGTCAAAGAATCTAATGCCGTTTGAGCAATGTAAGTAAGTGTATAATTACCCTCTAAAGGTAAATTCTCAACAGCCGTAACCGATACAGTCGACGTTGTTGTGTTGTTGTACAAAGCGAAATCCGCAGAAATAGCACCACTAAATTTAATCGGATTTAAAGCCGTTCCATAGTCTAATACAGCATCAAACGTTACACTTGTCGCAACAATCACTTCATTCAACAAATTAACGTCAACTAAACCGTTTAAATCGTTAAAATTGATTCCAGCCTCAGTTGGTGTAATCATATACATTGTAGACTCATCAAATAATCTGTCAAAGTCAAATCCTAACATGATTTTTTGTGTTGTTGAATCAGTCGCAAAAGTGAATGTTGGGTTAAAACTTGGATTGTCAACTGTGATAGGATATAAGCCACCATCATGCTTTGAACCTACCAAATTTCCGTTTACATCAACGATATAAACTCCGAAATCAACACATCTGTTGTTTTGTAATTTACCCAACAATGTTGGCGTTGAATCTTCAGCCCATAATTCACCAGCAAAAGAACGTTTTCCTTGTCTAAGGAATACCATACGTCCTGAATTAGCCTCTTCAAATTGACTATCCGCTTTCGGTAACTCTACATTCTCAAAGTTTGGAAGTGGGAACCATCTTTTTGACGCATCCGCTTCGTTTACCAATGTTGCCCATGTAGGTAATGGAGCTGACAAATCCAAAAAGTTTGCTGTTCCATCCGTTGCAAATAACGGGACCATTATTAATTTGCTTGTTACGCTCTGAAGTGATACGCAATTAGGTCTCCCCGTATTACTTAATCCACTTGCGCAATTACATCCTATACTCATAATTTTAATTTTTATTATTTAACATTTACAATTTTCCTTATACTTTGTGAGCGTAATTCTTAACTCCACCCCACTTAAATTTGCATCCAAAATGTTCTGAAACATTCCGTTTTCTTGTTCAACGCCAAACCTCGTAAATTCGACAATCTCCCAATCTTCAATAGTTTTAAAATTTCTGTTTTTGTTGATAGTATTGATAAACTCCATTGCTAGTTGTTCCATTGGATAAACAACCTGAGTAACATGGTCCGCTGTGTAATAATTCGTTATATCCGTTTCATCTAAAAAGAAGATTCGCAATGAACTTTCAATATCAATTGTGCTTTCACGTCCAAATTGTTTGTAATTTAACGAGCCTAACAGCCAAATAATCGGTGTTTTTGAACTTACATTGTTGCTTAAAATAGTCCATTCTCTATTCGTGGCTTTCTTTGTTCCATGAATAAAGAACGGTCTTGGCAAAAAGATTGTCCCGTCTAATAATACCAACGGATTTATTCTTTCGCCAATTAAATACTCGTCCTCTTCTAATTCAGTAACTAAGAAATTCTCACCATTGCACAACACTGATTTGCCTACTCTAGTCCATTTCGTTTTACAGGAATACGTCTTTTCATTGGTTATGTCAAACACTCCCTGAATGGTGTTATCCATGTCGTAGACAATATTTTGGACGATATTAGAAAGCTCGTTTATCATACCCAATATGCTGTTTGTTTCTGTTGACCATTGAACGTACTAAAATCCCCTTTTCCAACGTACGTGATGTTAAAAACAGCGTTATTGTCACCCCCTACAACCGTTGTAGTTATTCCAGCAACGTAATTGATTCCAGCAATATTAACCGTACCACTTGTTACAACAAAAAAGTTATCCGCCACAATATTTAAAGTCAAATTCCCATCGCCATAAATCAGCGTTTGTGTTCCGTTATTAATCTGAGAATTGTAATTTGTCCCTCCATTTGCTAGTGTAACCGTTACAACTTGTCCCGTTGGGGCGTTCATATTGATTTGAATGTACGTTTGGATTGCCTTATAACTCTTTATTGCTTCATTGTACCTTGTATAAATCATTGAATACAACGTGCTGACTGGCTCCGAATTTTCACTAATCGGACGAACATTTCCGTACGGTGTCATTTGATTAATTAGATCCTTTGAATACTCGAAATAAACAAATCCCTTTAACATCTCTTTGATTCCCTCAGAAATAATCAATTGTCTTAACGTTACATTTTCATAAAATGGATTGAAAACCTTTAGAAAGTTAGGGGATTTTGGTACATTTAAGACACTTAAATCACTCATGAACTCATCGTATAGCTTAGCTCCAAATAACTCTATTAAATAACGCTTTTCGTACTTAGTTATGTAATCTTGTAATTTAGTTACATCATACATTCCCGTACTTAATTGATATTTTCCCGTAAAATCTTGAACTGTTAAAAACATCTACTTACTTTTTTAGTTTTCCGAAACCTTTTTTAATGAAATATTTTAGCATTTCACCACTAATTTTAAACATCACTCCTTTTGGTAAATGCTTTGATTCTCCATTTCCAACAAATTCATAAATAACCTTGTCATCAATTTCAATCGTTGCGTGAACGCCACTAGAATCTTTGTCAATATGAACGTCAATTATTCGAGTATCTAGGTCTATTTGTGTTCCTTTAATATCTCTTTTAACTTTCAATTCAGCATTATTCACGTTTATATTTACGTCAATATCCTTTTTTTTACGAGTTCTTTTTTCCATTGTGCAAATTTAAAAGGGGGGTTAAGAATATCAACCCCCGTTATTTTTTAATTATGGTGCAACAGCCAATGCAGCAATTGCAGTTGCGATTGTTCCGTCAACGAATGCTGGATAATCGTTTGCTTTAACGTATTGAACCAATCTAGCTTCAGCAAGGATAGTAACCATGTTTCTTTGGAAATCATCGTTTACATAACCTACTTGTACATTCATTGACTCTCTCATTCTAACATTTGACTTCGTGAAATCACCTACTAAAAAAGTACCTGCAACCATATTAGTTGTAGAAACAACAACAAGATTAGCCACTCTATTTACATCCATTAAGAACATAGGGTAAGTGTATTCTCCTGTTGACGACTTAGTCAATTGCATTGCAGCAACGTCCTCAGGATTCAATACAACGTGTGTAGGCTCAAAGTTAGCGTTTTGTATTTGTGCAATTGCCACTCTAATAACATCTGAGATGTTTGGAGTTACAACAGTTCCAGCAAATGTACCAGCTGAGAAAGTAACCGAGTTAGTTAAAATACCATTGATTCCACCAACTGCTCCATTCAATAAAGCGTCTTCGATTGCTTGGTCAACAGATGCCATTAAGTCTCTATTGATTTCAGACTGAACGAATGCAAGGTCAGCCAACATTTCCTTAGAAATCTTAACAGTTCCAGCAATTTTCTTAACTTCTTCAGAAATTTCTTCATAAGACGGTTGACCTGAAATCTTCACTCCAGCTTCATCAATCCAACTAGACGCTGTTTGAACGCTTTGAGAGATGTAAGTAACGAATTTAGACGCTGTTGTACCCATGTTCACAATGTCACGAATCTTAATGATTGGACGAGCAATTGTAGAAACTCCAGCCTCTAATGTAGAAAGTGCGATGTTACCCGTATAGTCACCATCGATTGTTGTGTCATAAAGAGCTTTAGTCTCTAATGTCATCATTCCGCCCTTTTCAGCTGTTTGCTTGATTTTGTCGATGTTAGCAACATACGCTTGAGAGATTGCCTCACCAAGTGAACGTGGCTTACGCTCAGACTTGAATCCTTTTTCAGCCATTGCTTCCATTTTACCCTCAAATCTAGCTATTGCTTTTTCGATTTCTTGAGATTTAGCCTCTAATCCTTTAAGGGCATCAACATCACTTTTAAGACCGTCTAGGTCTGCTTTTGTTGGCATTGTTGCCAACGTTTCATTGAACTTAGTGTTGATTTTTTCAACTACTTGTTCTGGTGTTAAATTTTCCATTCTTTTTTTTTTGTTTTTACTTTTTGTTTAAAATTTACTTATTACTGCACTCCAATTGAACGCTTCGACTGTTATTAGTGGCTCGATAATAGGTGAATGTTCTTTTACGAACGGCTCACTTTTTGCGAGTATTAACATCTGACTGTTCAAATATTTTAATTTCATTTCCATTTCAAATAGACGCTCATCTGAGCCCTTACCATTTGCAAGTCCTTTGATTAATAAGTCTATTTCATTCGAGATTTTGACCGCCTTTTCGACCTTGTCTTCTGACTTCATTACATCAACAACGTTTGTTTCGCTATTTGCTCCAAATGTAACTGCCGAACCTTCGTATAGTTTCAACTCACTGATTTGATAATAACCTTGAGACGGCAAAGTGCTGTCATCAATCCATCGCATTTTGTCTTGTATGTATTGAAAACCGATTGAATGTTCTCGAATTATTCCATCGTTGTAATCGTTCCAAGCATCTTCACCGATTGTTGAATTACCTAATTGACCAACAGCATAAAGACCGATTTCATCCTCTCCTATTTGATTGAATTTACCTATTTGTTTTTCCCAGTCGTGCCATCTTAAAAATGCGATTTTACGGTTAGATGAACTTTCGGGACCACGTTCTTGTATTGACTTGGTAAACGCCCCTTTTTTAATCATGTCGTTATCCGAATCGATATTATCGAACTTCGCTAGGTAGATAGCCACTTGACGTTTGTCGGAGCTTATGTCCTTTATTTCAGCTGCTCCTTTGGTTTGGTAGTTAGTTGATTTCATAGTTAAAACGTTTGAGGTGTTTGAGGTATTTCAGGTGTTGCCGTTATCATTGATTCAGCGACAATACGGTCATATCCGTAATAGTTAACTAAGGTATTAACCGCTATTTCGTTAGTCATTTGTCCCGTTGCAACAGCTGTATTAAGTGAAATTATACCGTTTAAACCACCTACTGTTCCTCTAAGTTCTGTTTGCGCTTGGATAAGTCCGTTTTGTTGTGCTTGAGCCTTGTCAATAGGCTCTAATTCATAGCCAAATTCCGCTGCGTATTGTTCCTTTGTAATAACTCCATCAGTTAATAATAGGTTATACGCTGTTACTTTCTCAGTTAACGCCTGATATTCTGCTAACTCATCCGCTTGTAGTACTGGTAAATGATCAAAACACGCTTCAATACGGATACCTTCCTTATCCATCCCCAATTGGTGGCAAATTGAATCATACATTTGTTGCGTTTCAGGAATAATTGTATCAGTATAAACCATACGAATCGAATCCTTAACGTTGCTGAATGTACTACCTTTATCACTTGAAAATAAGTTTGCGTTCATTCCGTATGCGTCAATGATAGCCATTTTGTCAGCTGTAAGCTCTTCAAACAACATCAAATCTCTTGTCGGATAACTCATGGATTGCCAGTTAACCTGACTTTCAGTGATTATTATCTCGTCTTTTGAACGGTTAAACCAATCCTTTTGTATTTCTCGTTTCTCTTCGGGAGTCATAGGAATAGCACCACCGATATCCGAGTTTTGAGCCGATAAAATACCTATTGCTCCGATATTCTCTAGTAGTACATTTCGTTTGTGATAACTTGCTTTGATGTTTGATAGTGGATATTTGAGCGCATCAATTCGGCTTGTAGGCTTAACAATGCTCATTCCATCCGTTGTTGTTAAATAAATAACGTCCTCAATAGGTAATGTCTCAATCTTATTGTCATCGTATTCGAATTTGTACCCATCAATCAACCCGTTTACATCCATTTGCTTTAACGTTTTACCGCTTGTCATGATTTGAATCTTATTACTTGGTAGCGGGACGAATAAATTACGTTGGTTAAACGCTCTTAATGGGCAATAACCGAACGCATTTGAATATAAAGCGTCATTAACCGACAAAGAATAAACAATATCTGACCAACTTTGAACGGGATTTGGTCGCTTTACCATATCTAAAAACCAATGATCTGTTATTTCAACGTTATCCTTGTCATATAATTTCGGAATGTTACTGCTCATCATTGACGCTCTCTTGTCGATTACAGCTCTGAACTCTGGAATAGTTAAAAACCATTCCCATGCGTTATTTGTGTCAATCCATATTGCGTTTTTAACCCCCCAAACCTGATTTTGTATAGGTCTAAGGCGGTTAAATTGATTTATAAATCTATTTTGTTGTCCTGAATTGACTCCAAAAAAAGAATCCCAAAAGTTAATCTCCATTCTGTTTTGATTAGAATTTAAGCAAAGTTACGATAAATTTTTAAACATTGATTGTACAAAAATACTTAATCCAGCCAAACAATCTGGAGCGTCATCGTTTTTATTTTTTCCCTCCTTGCTAAAACTTAGTACATTTTGTATAAATAACTCGCTTTGATTGTCCCCATTACGCACAAAAATCATTGAATTCATGACGTGTGCTGAACTCATTATAATCCTGGTTATCTTGTTTTGCGTGTTATGGACCTGAAGTATTCGTGTTTTTGTCTGTGTTTGTAATTGACGGCTAAACATTGCACCCATCGAATTTGATTCAACCCGACAATATGTAACCTTCCATTTGTCCAATAACGCAGCGGTTTGAGGGATCGTAATATCGGTGTTATCACGCGTCATTAAATAGTCAACTATAAACAGCTGTTTCTTGATTACAGCGCAAATCGCAACAGACGTGTAATCAGTGCCTTGGTCAGAAACGTCCACGTAGCCAATACAACCTTCAATTGGGTTTGATTTCGTGATTTCTGCGAATTCGTCTTTTGATAGGAAATTAAGGTTATTAAATAGCCTACCTTTCATGTCAACGGGTTGTTGTTGATATTCAGCCTCCCATATTTCGGGTGCTGTACGTTTCTTTTTTTCGATATATTCAGCTGTTGTCAATACGTCCTCACAAAATGACTCCCCTTGTTCATTCATGGCGCTTACAATAATGGATTTATCGTATATCTTTGACTCAATATTACGCCCTATAACGTCGTTTAAACTCCAACGTGTTCCTATGTCAATCCTTGCGCAACCGCTCTCAAATCGTGAATCATGTGTTGATTCCTTCCATTGATTGATTCGGTCGTTAACGGTGTCGGACAATGCGTCTTCAATACCTCTATAAAGGTCATCTGTTATTGCAACGTTTGACGCTCCAAACCCGATAATTGTACCTCCAACACCAGCACCAAAATAACCTACTTGTTTGCTAGTATTGGTATTCCATCCTTGAAGATTAGATTTGTCATCTGACAAGGTTACATTGTTGAAAACTTTACGGTATTTGTCCGATTTAACGATTGCCCGAACATCATAACTGAACTTAAGAAATAGCGTAGCTGTACACGTATTCCGCATTACTGACTTGTCAGGGTTACGCCCAATGGTCCAGGCGCAAAATAATGACGTAATATAAGATTTTCCCGCTCTTGGTGGCATTGAAACGGATAAACTTTTGATTGTTTTTTGCTCTATTTCTTGGAATGCGTCCGCTATTTCCTTGAGAAAAGGTCTGTTATGAAAGAAAATAGGATCATAATAACGGCAAAACTCCCATAGTGAACGTCTTGACAACTCTCGTCTAAGCAATTCTTTTGCGTGTGCTTTCCTCTCATTCATCTTCGTTTAATAAGTCCTTTAATTCGTCTGTGGTAAGGCCTGATAGGTCTATTTCGGTGTTCGTTTGCTCGATTTGTTGAACGGGTGCGCCATAAGCTGAATCAAGTACTGCCTTGTAAGCGTTTGTATCTTCTTTTTCGATTGCCTTATTGATTTGGGCTAAGTGCATCTTTAACTCGTTGTCGTTTAGTGACAATAATTCTTTTAAAATGGTGCTTCGATTTCGCGCTCCCTTGGGTCTTCCATTAGGATTTGGGGCTTCACCTTTTTTCCATGCTGGTCTTAAATTTTCCTCGTTTGCCATAATTCGGTATTTTTTCGGTATATTTTAATCTATTTTTTCGTGTTTCGGTACGGTACTATTTTATTCAATAAATCCTTTCGTTTTCCGCAGTTGCACGTCTTTATAACGCTCTTAACTACTTTGGCTATTCCAGTTGCTTCAAGTATGTTCTCTACTGTGTCCCCTAGTCCTTTAGGTTTTTCCTTTAATCCCATGCTTTTATTGCGTCTCTTATGTGCTTTCCGAAACCTAGTGTATCCATTTCCCTCCTAAACTTTCTATTTTGCGTGTAATCGACTGTTAACTGTGCTGAAAGGCTTATCATTTCTTTCTGTGCTTTACTCATTAGCTTAACGCATAATTTTGAGCGTATTTTCTTAAATATTTTCATTGTTAAATTGTTTACAAAATGATTCAAAACTATTATTATAGACGTATTTTCTCATCTTTGGTGTCATTTGCATAAATGTCCCCCAACATCTTCTAACAAACCATTTGGTTAATTGCTTACTATTTTTCATTTTTCGTGTTTTTAAAGGTTAATATCCACGAATCAAATGATAAAGGTTTATAATTAATCATTAAATACTTTACAGTTAAAAATTTCCCATGTGGTTTTGATACCCCATGCCAACCATTTTTGGCGTGTGGATTCTTTGTTCCAATATTCCAATCTTCGGTAGGTGTATAGAATGTTGGCTCGTATTGAAAAAACAGTCTTTCAACCATATAATCAATATACTGTTCTAATAATAATATTCTCGATTCAATAGTCATTTTTTCGTGTTTTTAACAAACTATATTGTTCTGCTAACCATTCTACTGCTGTCATAATTTCAGTCCTCTAAATCCATGCAGTAAATAGGCTCATTCACTCCTAAATTACCACATCCGTATGTTTGATTGAATAAATCTATTGCTTCAAAGTAATCAATTCCCTCTCTCTGTATCAACTTAACAATCTTTTTTACTGAATATATCGGTAAATCACTTGAAAGGTCATAACCTAGAATACAATTATCGTATTCTTCAGGCATTTTTCGTTCCGCACTTCCGCTGATTTCGTAATAATCTCTCAAAATAACAGTTTAAAAAGTGAATAAATAGCGTAAATCAAGCTGAATGATATAACCCTGACGAATGAAGATGTCATTTCCTTTTGACCGGTAAACCATGCTTTGATTTTAGGTTGTTCTAACCATATCAAAAAGACTAATAGGAATCGGTCAAATACAAATATTGCTGTAAAAAATGGGATTAATATTAACCCTAGAATTTTACGCATTTTCTGTTTATTCGTGTTTTTCATATTACAAATGTATTAATTTTCTGTTGAATTTCGTAAAAAATAGATGTAATGGAGGTGTCCGATTGTTACGGTCTTAAGTATTCCTATTCCATTGCGCCTAAATGCTATTATTAGCCTATGCAAATCAATATCCGTATAAACACATACAGCTGGGAGTAAATCGTAACTAAACTCTATTGAATAACCGATTATTGTTTCGTCTTTTTGAGTTTGAACAATAATTGTTGCAATCCATTCCTCAGTTGGAATTCCATTTCGATATTTAGCGCATTGATTCACTAGTTTTTTTGCGAAAGTTACAATTTATTTTGGTCATTTAGATATTTACCTATTTTCTCCAATGTAGTTGTATGGATTCCTTTTTTCTCGTTTCCTGAATGAAGATAGATCCAAAGTTGATTTTGGCTTATTCCTGATTCCTTTGCAAACTTGTTTTCTGAAATATTATTTTTAGTAATATAATCAGTTATTAATTTGCGTGTAATTTTATTGATATTTGATAGTTCTTTGAGTGTCATTCTTTCGTGTTTTTAAAGGTTTTATTGTAGTATTGTTCTGACGTAGTATATTCATCATCTATACCTTCAAGATATGCTGTACAAATTATTTCCTTTTCCATTTCTTTGGCTTTGTCCCATAGTCTATCATTTTCTATTCTAAATGGATTAGCCATTATTTCTTCTGCTAACCATTCTACTGCTGTAATCTGTTTATTGTTGTTCATGTTATTCTGATTTAGGTTCACTAATTCTTTTTCTATAACCATTGCAAATATCAAGAATGAAGTCTATTTTATCTTCTTCTGAGTCAAATCCAGTCATCATTTCATTTAATGTGTCTTGAAGTATTGCTACTTGTTCATTTATTGTTTTATGCTCTTCCATCTTATTCTGATTTAAATTAATTAACTGTTAAAAATAACATCTAGCTAGTATATTATACTTTTGTCACAAATTATGTACATTTTAGCCAATATATTATACATTTTGTGTAACACATTTTGTG